GCGGCAGGAGGTGGTCGGTATGACGACGGCGCTGTGGGTGATGATCGGCGGACTGGTCGCCGAGGTAATCATGGGCGTTGTGGCCGTCACGGCCCTGCTGGTGGGAGGCGACGAGGATGGAGACGAGCAGTAGGGTGGGTGCGCCCTGGACTGCCGACGAGATCTGGACGCTCCGCAGTATGGCGGGCCGGGGATACAACGCCCGCGAGATCGGAAAAGCCATTGGCCGCTCCAAGGAGTCCGTGAGGGCCAAGGCCCACATTGAGGCCCTGCGGCTCCACGGCCCGGGCCACGAAGCCAGACCGGAGTGCGCCGGGAACCCCATCTACGAGGCCCGGATGTACATGAGGATGACCCGGCGAGAGCTGGCGAAGCTCCTGGGTGTGGACTCCCGGACGATTGGTAATTGGGAGACGGGCCGCAGGTCTCCGCAGGAGATGGTGCTGTACAAGGCGCTGTGCGAGGTGCTGGGCGTAACGCTGGCGGAGCTGACCGGAGAGACGGTGATAGACAAGGGGGAGCGAGACCATGGAGATGATGAGGAGACCGCGTGACGAGATGTACAGAGAGCTGTACGAGGCGGCGTGTGAGGGCCGCAGAAGGGAGCGAGCGGTGGCGAATTGGTACAAGAGACAGTACCGGGAGGAGCGGAGGCTCCGCCGGAGATTGGCCCACATCGGGCTGGGCGTCCTGACTGCCGTCAATGCGGCGGCGTGGGTCGTGGGGCTGGTGTTTGGAGGATGACGAGCAAAACGCAAACGGTACTGCGAGCGGCGCGGCTCTGTCTTAGCGGATTCTGCGGGTATGGGGAGACTCAATGCCCGTATTACCCGGAGAGCGAGTGCCGCAATAGGCTCATACGAGACCTTGCGGACGTGATAGAGCGGAGACGCAAGCCCTACCGATCCAGCATTGACCCCAAGGCGATCCAAAAGGCCACGGAGATGATCAACGACGGGGCGAGCTACAAAGAGGTGGCGGACGCCCTGGGGTACTGCCGGGAGAATTTAAGCTACTGGAAGCGTAAGGGCCTGATCCCGGCATCACCCTACAAACAATTCGGGAGGCTAAAGCGTGAGGGTGAAGATTAACGACACGACGCCCGGCGCGGCCAAACTCCCGGACGACTGGCACGTACCGGACAGCCTCAAACCCCGGAGGGAGCTGACCCGTGACGAGCAGATCACCCTGGAGATGGACGTGTGGGAGTACACAAAAAAGCATATCCAGCGCGAGGAGCGCCGGAAGAACAGCGACAATTAGGAGGTAGCGACAATGGAGGCCAAGGTAAAAAAGAGGCGGTACTTCGGGCGGACGAGCTATAGCGACTACGGGCGAGCCGAACAGCGGCGCAAGATCAATGTCCTGATCGACAAAGGACTAAGTGACAAGGAGATCCGCGACATATTGCACGTACCGGAGGGAACGATGGGTTCCTGGCGCTCGAAAGGCTACATCAAGCCCTGCAATCCCACATATGGCCGGGACAAATCGGAGGGCGACAGCATCCAGACCACGCTGATCGGCGACGACCCGCAGGACGACACGACAGAGATCCCTGATACGGTAGAGACGGTGGAGCATATGGAGGACTGCGATTTCAACCCCGCTCCGTATTCTCCCTGCAAAATGGCGAGGACAGTTGTTATCGAGGGCGCGTTCGTTCACTACGAGGATCGGGGCGACAAATCCGTTTTCACCGTCCGGGATTGCGACGTATACGGCACCAAAGAGCAGATCAAAGACCGGGCGGAAAAGCTGATCAAGGAACTGCAAGACTTTATTTACAGCCTGGAGGAGGAGTGACAGCGATGGAGAGCATCATCACAAAGGGCATGAGCCGGGAGGACTGGCTGGAGCATCGGCGGCACTACATCGGCGGGAGCGACGCGGCGGCGGTACTGGGTTTGAGCCGGTTCAAAAGCCCGTTTGCGGTCTATATGGACAAGATCGGCCTGGGCGAGGACAAGACCTCTACCGTCATGGAGATGGGCAATCTGCTGGAGGGCTACGTGGCGGAGCTGTTCGAGCGTGAGAGCGGCCTCAAAGTCCAGCGGCGTCACCGGATGTACATCAGCGAGGATCACCCTTTCATGGCTGCCAATATTGACCGGGCCGTGCTCCGCGATCCGGGCGGGCTGGAGTGCAAGACCACGACGAGGTTCAACAACTCAGCCTGGGACGAGGGCGAGATTCCGCCGGAGTACTATTGGCAATGCATGCACTACATGGCCGTGACCAAAGCCCCGCATTGGTATCTGGCCGTCCTGTTCCGGGATAATGGGGATTTCAAGTGGTTTAAGATCGTCGCCGACCATGAGGAGATCACCAAGCTGATCCAGGCGGAGGAGGCATTTTGGGAGCGGGTGCAAAAGCGGCTCCCGCCGGAGACCAGCGGCCTGGAGAGTGAGACCAAGGCCCTCAATGAGATGTACCCCGCCGACTCCGTGGTGGGCGATACGGCGGATCTTACGGAGCTGGTCAATGACCTGGGATACAGGGCCATACTCCGGGAGGAGATCGGAAAACAGGAAAAGCTGGTGGAGATGATCGACCAGAAGATCAAGCGGGCCATGGGGTTCTGCCAGGTGGGCCAGGGCGGGCAATTCGCCGTCACCTGGAAAGCCTACCAGCGGGTTGAGATTGACCGTGACAAGCTCCGCACCGAGTACCCCAAGGTCTTCCGGGAGGTATCAAAAATGAGCGACTACCGCAAACTCGCGGTGAAAAAATTGAAGGAGGCAAAGTAAATGAGCCAGATCGCTACCGTAAAGAAGCAGACCATCGCGCCCAAGGCTGCCACGGGCGCTCCCATGACCGCCCAGTCCACCGCCAGTATCGGAGCCATGGTCAACGCCCTGGTGGACGGTGAGGGCTACCGGAAGCGGTTCGACGACCTGCTGGGCAAACGGGCACCGCAGTTCGTTTCCTCCATCGTCTCCATGATCAACGGGGACACCAATCTCCAAAAGGCGTTCCGGGACGCCCCCATCACCATCATCCAGAGCGCCCTGCGGGCCGCGTCCTACGATCTGCCCATCGATCCCGGCCTGGGCTACGCCTACATCGTGCCGTTCTCCAACTCCAAAAAGCTCCCAAACGGTCAGTGGGAGAAGCGGATGGAAGCACAGTTTATCATGGGGTACAAGGGCATGATTCAGCTCGCGCTCCGCACCGGGGCGTATGACCGGATCAACGTATCCGACGTCCGGGAGGGTGAGCTGATCTCCTACGACAGGCTCCGTGAGGACGCCGAGTTTGAATGGATCGACGACGAGACGGAGCGCAATAAGCGCCCGATCATCGGCTGGGTCGGGTACTTCCGGCTCCGCAATGGTATGGAAAAAACCATATACATGAGCAAATCCGCCGTGGAAGCCCACGAGAGGAAGAACCGCAAGGGCGAGTATATGGGCAAAGGCTGGAAAGACAACTTCGACGCCATGGCAGCCAAGACGGTACTGAGGCGGCTCATCGGCAAGTGGGGCCTGATGTCCATCGACTATCAAAAGGCCGACGACAGGACCCTGGAGACCGCCACGGCGCTCGCCAAGGGCAAGCTGGACGATCTGGACGACATGGAGATCGAGCCGGACGCCGTGGACGACGTGGTGTCAGAGGCCCCCACCAAATCGGACAAGCCGGAGGATGCTCCATTACCATTTGAGGACATTCCGCCCGTCCAGGACGACGACATGCCGGACTTTTTGAAGTGACGGAGGACACCATGAGCACCGCAAGAGTCAACGACGCCGACGTGGTTTGCCCCTATTGGAGGGGCTGGATCGCTCACAACGCGATCCGGTGCGAGAGCTTTGTCGTCGGCGCTGATCTGCGGCTCACTTTTACCGGGCGAGAGGGGCGGAACTCGTATAGCAGGGCGTTTTGCAAGCGCAACTATACGGCCTGCCCCATCGCCCAGGCCACGAAGAAGGAGATGTATCCAGATGACGATGAACCCGGAGATTGACCAGCTCGACGAGGAGCTGAAGGATGAGGAGTACGAGCTGGAGGATCCCACGGACTACGAGGAGGACGGCGACGACGAGGATCATCCCGGCTGGCGGTATATGGGCCTGGATGATACCGGGCTTCCGTACTGGCATGAGCCGGTGGTGGGGTTCCATTTCTCGTAATAGGAGGACACTATGAGCAAGATGCCGTATCTCAAGGTCTTTACTGACATGGACGGAACGATAGGCTTGCTCTCCGATACCGAGGCTGGGCGGTTGTTCAAGGCGCTGATGGGATACATCAACGACAGAGACGTGCAGCTCCAGGGACAGGAGAAGCTGGTCTTTTCGATGCTGAAGTGCCAGATTGACCGAGACGCCGCGAGTTATCAGGAGTTCATTGATAAGCAACGGCGAAACGGTGAGAAGGGCGGACGTCCGAAAAACCCAGAGAAACCCATGGGTTTTTCAGAAAACCCAGAGAAACCCAACGTAACCCAAAAAAGCCAAGAAGAAGAAAAAGAAGAAGACAAAGAAAAAGAAAAAGACGAAGAAGAAGACGTAGATACAAAGAACGCCCCCTACCCCCAACGGGGGAGCACACGGGGAAAGGCCCGGTTTGTACCGCCGACTGTTGACCAGGTAGCGGAGTACTGCGTGGAGCGTTGCAATGGGATCGACGCGGAGACATTCGTGAGCTACTACGAGGCCCGGAACTGGTGCCTGAAGAAAGACCAGCGCATGAGCGACTGGAAAGCCGCTGTGAGGTACTGGGAGCGGGTGCGCCGGGAGCGAGAGTCAACGAGACGGGCGGAGACCGGGAGCGGGAACGTATTTTTGGACATGTGGCGAGAGGAGGCTGGTGTACAGTGACGCGAGAAGAGACTCTGAAGATCCTGACGATCATCAAGGCGGCGTATCCCCAGTTTTACAAAGGCATGAGCCGGACGGAGGGCGAGGGCGTGGCGTCGCTGTGGGCGTCGATGCTCATGGACTACCCCCACACCGAGGTCGAGGCGGCGGTGAAGCGCCTCCT